CCCGGTGCGAGCTTGCGCAGGTACGTGCCGAGGAGCTTGTCGGCTCGCCTGTAGAACTTGATGGCCTTGAGCAGTTCCCTCTGACTATCATCAACCAATGGGTTGCCGAGCAGGCTACGGATGGTGGCCGCGTTCGTGCTGGGCTCACCCGAGAGCGTGTACTCCTGCGGGGGCAAGCCCCAGTCGCTGAAGAGCAACTCGCGCATCTGCACCGGGCTTCGAGGGTTGAAGCCGGGGCGAGCTGCGTGGATGGCCCGCAGGTGTCGAGCAGCCTCGATGGTCTGCTCTGCTTCGTGCTGAGCCCTGCGGCCTTCGTCCACCCGGATGCCGAGGCGGTGCATCCCCGAGCACAGGTCCTGCACCTTGGCATCGAGGCGGTACAGGTGCTTCTGCTTGCGCTGCGTGGCCATCGTCAGCAGGGGCTGCACCACGCGGGCTGTGACCGCTACGTCCGTCGCGCAGTACTCATGCAGGTCCATGTCGGTCTGCGCGGTGACACCCGTGTGGTCTGCCTTCCAGGCAGGCACGTCGAGAAGCATGGACGCGACGAAGCCCAGGCGGTGCTTGTGCTCGGAGGCCCCCAGCTTGTGGAGGAGCAGTGTGTCAAGCAGGGGCTCGGGTGTGACGCCGAGGTGCTGCTCGACGACGGTGCGGTCGAAGTAGCCCGCGTTGTGTCCGACCTTGAGCCAGGACTTGTCGGTGAAGACCTTGCGGAGCAGGCGCTTGTGAAGCTCCTCGTCCTCGGGGCTGTACAGCCGGGTCTCGCCATCGACCGACAGGAAGCCCAGCATGAGGACCTCGTCCGCCGTGCCGATGCCGATGCACCGCAGCCCGGCGGTCAGGCTCTCCACGTCGTCCGTCTCGACATCGTAGGCGAGAGGCTCGCCCTTGTGACGTAGGTACCACTCGGCCGCCTGCTGGGGCGTCGGCTGGTAGTAGACCTTGGGGTCGTTCCAGTTGAGCTTGTCCTGGTGCCAGCGGAGCATCTTCGCCACGTCGACAGCGAAGACCTCCCGTAGCTCGGGCTTCACCTGGAGCAGTCGAGGGTGGTAGGTCGGCAGGACCTTGAGGTCTCCGGCCCGTGTCGGACCCCCACGCACAGCCTCCAGCGAAGGGTTGCCCTCTAGGAGCGCCTTGGCCGCGTGTGAGCCCACCGTGAGCACGGTGGTGTATTGGGCCAGCTTCTTCTCTACGTGGCCCCAGCACGCCTTCAGGGGGCTCTGGAGGGGTTCCTTCCCCGAGCGCACCCGTCGCCTGTTCTGCGCCTTGAGGGTGGCCAGGTAGACGCGGGGGTTGTCGTCGGGCCAGCGACAGCCGAGCAGGGTGCCCCAGTCCACGTCGAGACGCTCGAGCCCGTGCTCCTTCAGCTCATCCATCACGGCGATGCCGAGCCCGTCGATGAACGGGCGGTACGCCGCTACGTCCTGCTTGGATGGGGCATCCCCGAGGATGAGGATGTCGCCCTTGTTCTCCTCGAAGGTGACCGGGCTCCAGTGTCCCTTGGCCTTCCAGTAGGAGCGGAGCGGGCAGTTCTCGCAGTCGGCGCAGTCTCTACTCACAGGACACCTCATCCCCCCAGCCCCACCAGCCCTTGCGAGGCACGCCTCGGCAGTACACATCGAGCTTGCGGTCGGAAGGCTGGCTGACTGCATCCACCAAGTCGTAGAAGGCATCGGGCTTCTGGCTGTGACGCCCCTTCTGTGCCATCACGACGTTGGGAGATCGCAGCGACGAAGGGATGGGCTTGTTGCCCCGCACCCCGAACAGCACATGCTCAGTCGCACCACGGAAGAACCAGCCCATACCGCCGCCGTGTACACCACCATCCCGGCGTGTCTTCACCCAAGTCAGAGTGGTCTTGTAGGTGAAGCCCCACTGCTCCATGACTTCAAATGCGAACGGCAGCTTGGGGTTCGTCGTCCACAGGTACAGATGTGCGTCGTCCGCAGCCCACTGGGGGATGGGGGTTGCCTCGATGATGTTCGAGATGCCTGCACCTGTGCGTCGGTTGATCTCACCACCTTGCCCCTGACCTATGGTCGCGTAGTGCCGACTGCTCACGTTGCGTGAGCACTTCCGCTCTGACGTGGCTTTGCCGTAGGACCACGGGGGGTCAACCACGAGCACATCGAACTGAAGTCGGGGGAGGAAGGCAGGCTCTTCGGGAGAGTACGGTGGGAGCACATCGGGACCACGGACGAAATCAGTCATTACTTTCTCGGTCAGTCTTGAAGAGGAGAAGAGGGGAGCTGCCCAAGGCACAGAAAGGCAGCCCCCCTCTCGGTAAGTACTAGTGAACCTCAGCGCGCATGCTTCTCGGCGCCAAGGTCCTACCGACCTTGAACTACATGGAGCAGTGGTTCCCAGGAGAACTGCGCGTCCGTCACCGCAAGCTCGGCGACACCACCTCCGGGGTTCTCCCAGTCGAGGTGCCACTCTGCGTAGTCGTCGTTGTCCCACTCGCAGGTGACAACCATGTCTCCTTCGCCCAGTTGGGGGCGAACGAAGTCATCCCCTACAAGGCCCATCTTGAGATGGAAGACCCGCCCACGGCGCTCGCCCTTGAAGGCGTCCGTGTTGAGTAGCTTGAGAAGAAACTTACGGGTCATTCTGCCTCCCATTCACAGCGTGCGAACATGTCGCCCCCCTTCAGTCGTTCAGCATCTGAGACAGCGGGTCGTCGGACGACGCGGTTGCCTCAACCACCTCGGCCTGGGCCCCGGCGGCTGCGTTAAACTGGGACTCGGTGATCCACCAGTCCTTGCTCCACTGCTGCCCGTTCTCGGGGTCAGCGGGCTTGAAGGACATGAAGCCCACCCTGCCCTTGAGGGTCTCGAACTTGTTGGCGGCAGGAATGTTGTCCCACTTGAAGTCCCCGTGCTCACGGAGCTCCGCTGCGCTGTATCCCAACGAGACGAGGCACTTCATCCAGAAGTCCATCATCATCGAGTCCTTCTTCGGGTCACCCGTGTTCGCGCGGTTGAGCCCCGTGCGGATGGTGTGGTTGACGAAGGTGGTGCCCGTGCGGGCTCCCTCGATGACGCGGAGCTTGAGACGCATCCGGTCGTTCTCGGCACGGGTCTTGGTCGCCTCGACGGTGACCACCTCGACCTTGAAGATGTCGGCGCCGGGCGCCATGTCGATGTACGTGTCTGCGAAGTTCATTCTTCTCTCTCTAGTAAGTGTCGATGAAAGAATCGACGAGGTTGGATTGGTGCTTCCGCAGGACCATCCGGTCCATCGCATCAGCTAGTACCCAGCGCACATGGCGCGGGGAATGGTCAGTCAGGAAAGACGAGGCGGCGTGCGCCATCACCTTCTTGTAGTCGGGACGCTTGGCGTCCGACGCTGCGGCCAGGAGCTTCGAGATGCCCTCGACGTGCTCGTCCATCCACGCAAGGGCCTCGGGGCGAGGCATGTCGAAGCCAGCCACAAGCATGGCTTCCCGTAGGTTCATGGGAAAGCGAGCGGGGAGGACTGCAAGCCGGTCCCCCTGGATGTAGTGCTCATCAGGCCCGGTCGCGAGGACGTGGGGCCAGCCGGGGCCGCTGTCGTCGTGGACGACGCGGGCACAAAAGTCTAGCATCGCCGGGAACTTTGCCGGCATCTGCCAACCAGGCACGAGCGGCGTGCCGGGGATGTAGCGGACGTTGTTGTCCTTCTTCACCTCACGAGGCGCCTGCACATGGCAGGTGAAGAAGACATGTGACTTCGACTCCCGAGCCGCACGGATGAGTGCATAGGTGCGCTGGTTGAACAAGTCGAAGGCTTTGAAGCCATCGGCCACGCGCTGGCAGTTCGCCAACGTCACATCAGCGATGAGGCTGAAGTCGTCGATGACGACAGGGAACTTGCCGTCCACCTTCTTCACCACATCGGTGATGTGCTTGAAGCCCTGGGTGCCCTTGACCTCGAGCACCTTGGGTTCCCACCCCAGGTAGTTGGCGCACAACATGGCGCCGGGCATCCCGATGAACAGGGCCTCGGGGAACGCCCGGAGCATCGACAGTGTCTTGCCGGTCTTCGGGTCTCCATACAGGGTACCCACTACATGCTGTCTCATTCAGTTCCCCATTCGCATCGGTCATGGTTGTCACAGGCGCCGAACTGGGTCCAGCACGCGGTCTCGTGATGCGCGGCAGGCCACGCCATCGGGTTCAGTGTCTCGTGTCCGTATCTGTCTCGGAGGTCATGGATTAACCGCTCGGCATGGACAACGGTGTCACGAAATGTTTTGTCGGCGTGCGGCGCCGGGCTTAGGTCAGTTCGTAGGAGCTTGACATGCCCCTTCTTATCTGGCCATTGGACGAGGTTGAGGATGGTCCCGCCGAACTTATCCCCAAGCAGTCCGCGCCCGAAGAAGTTGTAGCCACGGAACTGGCCCGACAGGCTGTACCTCCGAGCGGTCGACGAGGACAGCCGCGAGGCTGACTTGTGGTCCACGAAGTACACGAGCCCCGTGGCTGGGTTGCGCACCGCCAGGTCCAGGCGCTGGGTGTAGAGGTAGCCCACGTCTCTGCGCTCATCCCGGATGGTCGCCGTGAGCTCCTTCTCGACAGCCACAGTCTCCCACCGCTCGGAGGCCCAGTGCAGCTCGTACTCAAGGTACGCCTGCGCCACGAGCCCCTTGTGCTCTGCCCAGTCCTGGGGGTTGGGCTGCGCCTCGATGTGCTTGTCGATGGCATCCAGGGGCTGGTACACGTCCGCCTCCGGGTCAGCCCGTAGGGTGTACCGATGCGCGAGCGCCGTGTGGAGCAGCCCGCCCTTGATGAAGGGGGCTCGCGTCGTGGGGATGACGACACCCCCGTGCTTCCGCGCAGCACGGATGGCGTACTTGCGCGGGCACTGAAGCACGAGCTGGAGCCTGTGCCAGCCCCGGCGAGAGGGCCCTGGGTCAATCAGCTTGGGCATCACGCATCGCCGACAGCAACGTCAGCCAGTGCCTCGGGGTCGCCGTCGAGGAGCCTACGCACCGTGCGAGCCCGAGCGATGGCGGCGTAGCCAATCTCGGCCCACTCCTCCATCTCCAGTGCAGCCGGGGCTTCAAGCTCGATGATGCACCCAGCCGTCGCGAAGAGAAGCGTCACCTTCTCCATGACGTTCATCTCGCTGTTGTCGAGCATCTCGACCAGCTTGTCCATCACTTCCAAGTCCATGTTCAGCATCATCACTCCCTACGCAAACCGGGCCATGAGCCCGGCAATGATTTTGTCTTCGTCGTCGACACCCATCAGCGTCGAGGCGATGCCTGCTGCTGTAGGGTCGTCTAGCGTCTCGGTCACTTGCTCAAGCTTCTCGTTCAGCCGGTCGGCGAAGCCCTCGTCGACTGTGCCCTCGGCTATCGTGTACATGATGTGCACCGACCTCTTCGAGCCATGGCGACTGAAGCGCCCCTCGGCCTGTGTCACCTGTCCCGGCGTCCAGGGCAGTAGCCCGAAGATGGCGAGGTCTGTGTTCTGGAGCCCGTCGACGGCTTCGCCGAAGGCATCGGTCGTACCGATGAAGGCGCAGCCCTGCTCGGTGGCAGCGTAGTCGAGGACCATCTTCCCGCGCTCCTTCTCCGGGAAGCCTCCGTGCCCCCACCACATTGGAGCTCCCTTCTTCTTCAGCCGGGTAGCCACGAGCCTCGCGAGGGCTTCGGCATCTTTGCGGCGCCCGGTGAAGACCACCACCTTCTGGTTGTCCTCGAGCACGGCGTCCTTGACCGTGTCGGCAATCCAGATGCGCTTGCGGCTGGCGGCTTCGAGGAGCTGCATCTCGAAGAGAGCGTTGGGCCCTTGCTTTGCGGCGCGCTTCATCTCGCGGGCGAACCCTGCGGGCCGGGCCTGGTCCGCCTTCGACAGGTAGATGAGGCTGCGCGTGAGCGGAGGCAGGTGCTTGCTGGCCTCGGCCTTCGTGACCACGCTGGTCACGCGGTCGAGCCTGGCGCGCAGCTCGTCGCAGTTCGACACCCCACTGGTGTCCAGGCCGCCATGAGCCCCAGGGCGTGCGTCACAGTAGCGGGTGACGAAGTCCCAGTTGCGGCCCCACTCGCCGGGCTGCACGAGGTCGAGCTGCGCCCACAGGTCAGACCTGCGATCCCGCATCGGTGTAGCCGTGAGCCCCAGGCGACGGTGCGATGCCTTCGCGAGCTTGGCGCACGCGGCTGCTCGGTTGTCGAGCCACACGTAGCTGATGTCGTTGCCGACCACGAGCCTCTCTTTGCGCTTCCATGCCTTGCCCTTGTGCAGTTCGTCCCACACGATGGCCAGCCGGGAGCCACGAGCCCACCGGATGAGGTAGTCCGCCCAGTCCCGGATGACAGCCCAGGACAGCACCACCACGCGCGTCGCGGGCTCTGGCTCGTAGGGCGTACGCCCCGCCAGGACCTGCGGGCGCATGGTCGTGTACTTCTGCGCCTCACGAGCCCACTGGGCTCTCGTAGGCGAGCGAGTGAGGATGACGACCTTCTCATTGGGCGGCCCCTTCGTGAGCCACGCAAGGGCCGCCAGAGTCTTCCCAGACCCACACGCCCACCACAGGTGGAAGCTGGGCCGGGGGTCGTCGAGCACGCCCTGCTGGTAGGGCGTGAGGAATCCCTCGGTCACGAAGGGGCGCAACTCTACCGACAACGGCGGAGGTGCAAGCCTTGGTGCCGGCGGGCTCACGAGGCCGCCACGATGACGGAACATCGCGGTTCGTAGCTGACCTCACCCTGCCCGCGTGTGTGCGCCTTGCGCTTCCGCTGCACTGCGTACATCTTGTACGTGTACGTCGTCTCCCCGCGCTTGGCGGTGCGTGTCTTCTCACCGAGGACCTCTTCCCCAGGTCGAGGGCAGCGCACCCACTTCACCACGTAGTGCTCGCGCACCGTGTGGGCGCGTCTAGGGGCGCTCTCGCCTCGCGGGGCATCGGACGGGGGCCGTACTGCCTTCAACGTCGCGAGCTTGTCAGGCGCCAGCACCAGCGTCTCCAGAGAGACGCGCGACGACGGTGCCCCCCTGGCTTGC